GTAGAATTAATAAAACAAAATATTATTTTTTAGAGCGTGAAAACTTTTTAAATCAATTACGAGAAGAAATTAACAGACATGTAAGACGTTGCAAAAATAAAGGTTTCAAGCCTGCTGTAAGATTAAACGGCACTAGCGATATTGATTGGAATATACACGGGCTATATGAAGAATTTAAACAAGTTAAATTTTATGATTATACCAAGATCTATAAAAGAGCTTTAAAATATGTAAAGGGCTATTATCCTAAAAATTATCATTTAACATATAGTTTAAATGAAGATAACAAACCGCAAGCGCTGGACATCTTAAAGCGTGGCGGGAATATTAGCGCTGTTTTTAGATCTAAAAAACTTCCTAAAAAATTTCTAAATTATAAAGTTTTTAATGGTGATAAATCAGATTTAAGGTTTAACGACCCGAAAAATATAATAGTTGGTTTATATGCTAAAGGGCGGGCGTTAAAAGATCAAACGGGATTTGTGCAAGATGTTTAATGTTGTGCGGATATATGGCGCTAAGGCGGACGCGCAAGGGTTCTACAGAGAACAAGCGCCATATTTAAAACGAACAAGCGAGCGAGCAGAAGGGATAATATGACAATAAAAAATATAGCAGATAAGATAATAAATGACGCTTTAAATAGTGAGCAATATTTTCAATATTTAATTAATGGAAGTAGTAAATCGCAAGCGTTAAAACTAGTCATAGATGAGATGAAACAAAATGGAGTTTTTGAAAAATATGCAAACCAACAAGCGAGGAAACAATGACACAAAGAGATGAAGGACACGACTATCGAGATAGTAAGAACAAGGCGCAAGCGTATGAGCGGAAAAAAGTTACTATTATTTGGGGAACAGAGGCAGTTAAAGGTATAGACCCAGTTGAAATAGGACTTAACAAAAAAACTTACCGATTTGAAAACGAAGAGCAACTTAAATATTTTATGATGGGTGTTAAAGAAGGCAACGGGTGGTTAGAGTATGAGGTAGAGGAATAGACTAATTCAACCTCTCTAAACATGATAAACAATCTTCAAGATTTTCAGCTATGGGTGTAGCCTTTAATCCGCAAGCGACAAGCTCTTCCACTTGTTTACCAAGATACAAGCACAGGCGGGAGCGCTTAACATCATCAACCAATATAAACGTATTAACAGGGTGGCGTATATGAAAACTAATTTGGTGAGGGGACAGGCGGATCTTATACCCAGATCGAACTACCTTAAGTTCCAACGTAAAGAAAAAATTATTAATATAACCAAGAAGATCAGGCGTGCCTAGACTACTAGTGTTCTCAATCCTAGTCCACTTAATCGCAGGCGTATTTCTTTTGAGATACTGCCAGAACTGACTTTCATTTCTGGCCATGTCTTTTTGCTTGCAAATTAAAATGTATAAATCTAAACGGATCAATGCCATTGTCGACACTAAATTGATGAGGCAACCAAGAATTAAATAATAACAATGTACCAGGTTTTACAGAAACAATCTGCCGTTCCATTGCGGGACATAGCTTACTATGATCTTTGATTGGAAGATTAAGCATCATACGACCTGCACGAGGGTCATGAAACACAGGCTTGGAGGTTCGATCTGAACACTCAACAAAGTAAAAACCTGAGATATGATTATCCCAATGAACATGCGTATCTTGATGACCTCCACCTTCATGCGCAAATTTTTGAATCCACATCTCAGTGTAGTCAATAGAGTAATCTGACAAATCAAAACCTTGATTTTCTAATATATTTCTAGCCGTGTTTCTAATTAACAATTCAAAATTATTAAATCGTTCATCCTTATACATCTCAGCGCTTGAGTGATAAGACATACCATGATCCTTAACATCTGTTTTAAATTTTTTATTTCTTTCATCAATTGATTTTTGTTTATTTGATATAGCCTTGTCTGTATATTCGTCACAAACAGACATGAAGTCTTTATTTTTTAAATACTCTGGAAGATCTGCTTTATAAAGTATGGTATCGAATAAAGAGAAAGAGTGTAAATCACTCATTAAAGTATAATTCCACCGTGATCTTTTATAACTTTACCCATGGGGGCCTTCTCAGGTATGACTTCAATAACAATTCTATGTGTTTCTCTTGCACCAATTATTTGATTTTCTAGAAGTTTAATTGATTTAATATCATGAAACACACCATCAAGTGTCATGACCTGCATACGGGCAGACTTAACATTTTCTGCTTTCAAAAACTTATCTAATACTTGACGTATTAATTTTGCATCTATCATTGATTTGACTTGTACCTTAAATTACTCTATACGTCAACATATGGGAGTTCCAAAAAGATTAACTGAAAAGCAAATCAAATTTGCTCAATTAATTGTCGCCAATGAAGGCCGAATGAATGGCACAGAGTGTGCTAAAGAGGCTGGATATGGTGAGGCGGCAAGGATTAGAGCATATGAATTACAGAACCCCAAGAAGTACCCTCTCGTAGTTAAATACATTGGTGAACTCCGTGAAGAGAATCAAAAAAAGTATGCCGTTACTTTTGAGAGACACATTACGGAGCTTGCCAAGATTAGAGAAAACGCATTAAGAAAAGGAGCCTTCTCTGCTGCAACCAATGCAGAAGTTGCACGTGGTAAAGCTGCTGGACTTTACGTTGAACAGAAAATTATTAGGACCGGTAAGATTGATGACTTGAGTGCAGAGGAACTAGAGACGAGGATGAAAGAGATTGTAGATCAATACTCACCTATACTTGAAGGCGTTGGAGTAAAAGATATCACCAAAGAAGTAAAAGAAAAAGTTAAAAAATCAAGACTTCCAAAACTAAAAAAACTTAATTAATTTTTTTAATAGATTGTATTACGGCTGTTGGAATGATGGTTGTATTACCAATACTATCAAACGTAGGTTTATTTTTTGTTTTTATATAGTCAGTAAATATTCTAGTAACGCCATTCTTTTGACTAACAAGATAACCTTTTGATACACAAGTCGGTAACTCTTCTTTGTTTAATGATTTAGTATCGGACCAACCTGCATCGCCCTCGATATCACACCACTCTATTTCTACAAATGGGTATGCTTCAATCTTGTTTCCTAAAGATTTTAAATTGAGTGGGATAGTTTTCTTGTTCCTCACTCTTCTTTTTGTTTTTCTCTTCTGTCTTCTTTTTGGCATGATAATATCTCGGATTGTGTTTAAAGTTAAATTTATCCCAAAAATCTTTTTCTGTCATCATGCTAATTATATATTTCCTTCCACATAAAAATGTGGAAGCCATTTTGTTAAAAGCATTGGTATATAACACTTTCCACATTTCTACATTAATACTTAAAATATTTTTCACCTACCTCGGTCCGATTTTGGGAAGAGAAATGTGGAAAACGTGGAAAACATACTATTTGCTATATATACCAACGGTTCTAGCTTCCACATTTTCCATTTTAAAAATGTGGAAAATGTGGCAAATGTTCATTTTATGCGGGTTTTTGACACTAGCTTCCACATTTTTGATTGTGGCAATTTTATGATTTAGCCGTATTCTTGCCATAATATGCGTCAATACGTCTCAACCACTCCCATTTCCATTTTCTAAACTCTGCTCCGTTGACAATAAAACGCTGGAAGAAATTATCTGGTGTACACATCAAGATCACTCCCTGCTCGATGCTCGTCCCGTAGACTTGGTCGTGGGCCATAGCATATGCCACCAGCTGTATCTTATAATCTTCTATCCACTCGTCACGTTTGGGCTTGTTCGATTGTTTAAAGTCTATTATACTTTCGCGCCCCTGATAAATCCCACACATATCAGTCTGGCCTGCATACAACCCAGGATAGTGTAGCGTGCACTCAACACCCCAGATCTCTTCTAAATCAGGAAAACCTTTATCAATAATCATCTGTCCCATGCCTCTCGCTTCTTGTCCCAAGTCAGTCAAATCTAGCACATTGCCACCTTTGAGGTGAGTTTCCAAATAACTATGCATCGCGGTGCCCCGTAGAGCAGCCTTATTTTTAATTTTATCGGCCTCCGTAGCACCGACCCTATCTTTCCACCTAGCCAAGCTCTCCGTCTTCTCTTCGCTCTGCGTCCCTGCTATAATAGTCGTGACAGACGGTAGTTTCTCGTCACCCACTTCATATCTCCTAGTGCCGTCTATATTAGATCTAACGGTCTTAGGGTATTTATATAATTTATTCCACTTCATTCTAAACTCATGTATTGTTTGTATTCATCAAGAGACACTACCTTATCGTTTAATACTTTTAATTTGCGGTCTGAGTAATGATTTATAATTTTTTGTATACCTTCTATCTTCACATGAGCATACGGAAACAAAGCACAAGAAACATAGAACGCGTCTCTAAATTGACAACGCCAACGCCACTGCTTCTTCCAGCCAACAGCATAGGGGGTTTTGTATCTCTTCTCACCAACTGTGCCAACACCCAACACCTCGTGGACCCAACGCAGAATAGATTGGTCCGTCATGGCCATCTCCATTCTAATACTCCAGGTGGGGTATGGTTTCTTGTTATGAGATCGCTTTCTCATGTATTGTTTGTATTGAATACTACCCTCGCCATCAAATAAACCAGCGATATAAGCTATGTCAGTATCCTTCATTCAGGATCTGCTATTTCTTGCAACACTACAATTCTATTTTGTAGTTTATTAATCTCATCTAGGTGTTGCTCGACCCTCGTATATAAACCACTAAACAATGCCTCCGGATGCTCGTCGTTCGTTTCCATACTTAAGACTTTACGTAACTTCTTCTCCTCATCTATGACAGCATTAAACTGACGTTTAATCACTCTCTTTACTGTTGTCTTGTTCATCTTTCTTAACCTCCTTTACCTTTTTAAGATCCTTCCATTTAATAGAATCATTGACGTTACCTGATACAGATATACGCACACAATCACTCTTGAACGGAAACACCCAATGTTTTAACGATGCAGGAAAGATAAACATATCTCCCTCTTCAGGAAAAAAAGAATGATGACTTATATAATTCCTTGATCCTTCACCATATATAAATGTTAATCCACCAGGACCAGCACTACGGCCTTGGTATTTTTTATTCTCTTCTATTAACTCTTTCGGCATTTGTAAGAATATAACCCAAGACAAACTACCACCGTGATCGTGGGGTGGGTTGAAGTCTCCGGGTCCTTGAAAGTTTGCCCACAACGCCTCGATTAGATACTGTTGTCTAAAGGTGTCAATAGTTGCACCTACCTCTGGTGCCCACTTAGACTGCGCGTTAGCATACATCTCAAAGACAGTATGAAAGAAAGGTTGAAACATTTCTATATCTCTAAACCCTACCTCCTTGGTGATGACACCTGCGAGATTCTTTTCGTAGTCTTTACTACTTGCTTGTGCTTCGCTTAAAAGTTTCTTACGTATATCATCAGGTATTTTAAACTTAACCAACAACGGGCCCCATCTAAACATCTGATAATCTAGACGTATTTTTTCTGTCACTACCTACCACCTTCCTTTTGTTGTAACAGAGTAACCACTAGGAACATCGCCATATCTAACTTGATCACTTGTTTGATATCTCACATCATCTCCAACTTGATGACTTGTTGTAGCTGGTGGTTTTATATACCAACCCCAAGTCTCCTTGTTTTTAATATCTCTTTCTTTTAAATCGTTAGCTCTTTTTAATTCAGCTGCGATTATCTTTAACGTTTTTATCATCTTTTCTCCATTTCTAGTATTTGTATATACTCGTTCAATCGATCTACTTCTTTCGCTTGAGTTAAGTTATCTCTTTCTAGCTCCTTGATCCTTTTTCCTGCTTTCTTGCATGCAGTTTTAAGAATATCTTTTTGTTTTTGTAGTTGATCTATTCTTTCTTCTAGATCGTGAGGTCCTCTATCATTCATAATTAATTATACAGCTTCTTGAGTAAAGGATGATATTCAAAGTATTCATCAAACTCTTTATCGTGTATCTCCCCTTGTGAGTTGCAAGTAACACACTGCATAACTGTATCGTTTGCAGGGTTAGCCGCCTTTCCAACTTTAACAAAACCGTTACCAGAACAATTAGGACAGATCTTTTTTTGTGTCATCTTTCTCTTCCACTATTTTCAACGATGCTATCATTGCAATAATTTGTGCTACTTCTGCGTATGGTTTTGCCATAAGATATTTTAAAAGCTGTTCTCTTTGTTCTTTTGTCATCTGCAACATTATTTCTCCTTCGCTTTTCCGTTTAACTTTTCTATTTTTTCATTCACTAAAATATTTATAGTCTGACTTCTACTTAAGATAGTGTTTGGCTGTATAATGCGCCTGATCTTATCTACTTTAGTATATGTATCCGTGGACAGTGATACGTTTTTGTATTTGCTTATGTCCGTCATATAATGTATCCTTTCATATTTGATGTAGGATAATATATAATTTTCTAAGGGATTGTCAATGACAAAATTTATTATATTCGTGTGGATGTGTAGTAGCGTTGCTCAACAATGTATACCAGGTGTGGTAACACAGAAAGTTTTTGATAATTATAAAGACTGTGCAGTGTTTGGTTATGATTACTCATCAAATGTATTAAACAACATGTCTGTTGAAGACATGGAAAAATATAGAACCACTATTCTATTTGAATGTAGAGAAGATATCACTACTTAATCTTTACACATACATCCATAAAATTCACCACTACCATCTTTCATAACGTGAGCGTTAACAGGATAGTCATGATAAGTTGTAAGATGTAGTCTCAATATATCACAGAGGTCAAAGCAATCTGCTTTTCCCAATAATAACATACCCTCCGTCATCTGCTTTGTGACAGCTACTAATTGATACAACCCGTCGTTTAGAAGTATTAATTCCATCTGCAACCTCCTTTATTTTTTTATACCAAAGATCTTTAAGCTTAGGGTCTTTGGTTCTATCCCAATCTCTTGCTATTTCGTCTATTTCTTCTAATTGTTTCTGCATTTCTTGTGCCTAGTTCTATTATACTTTTTATTCTTTTTGCTTTTAACTCTACATCCACGCCATAAGGCCGCCACGCCTTCTTCATTAAGTTTAGTTCTAATATAAATGTAGACCACTGACTTTGTGATATGCCGTTAACATTTAGTGTTACTGTTTTCATATGCTCCTTTCTTACGGGCAGTTATTATCTAGTTCATGCCCAGGAACGAATCAGTATAGGATATTTTGGGAGGACAGTCAACTATTGTGGACGACCTTGACGGTTGTATTTTTTGCTACTTCTTTTAACGTTTTTGTTTAGTTTTTTACTGTGCCTACGTGGACGTTTTCTAGGCTTTGGCCTCTCTACAAATGCTTTAAACTTTCTCGCCATGTTTCTTTAAAAATTTTTTATCACTTTCACTAAGTTGTATATAACTAATCCTACCATTAATATGTTGTTTGGTATCTGCACCACAATTTGTGCATCTATAAAATTCAGATACTATTGCCACTAATATAGAGTCCTCTTCACAATGTTTACAGTAACCTGTAACTGTGTCTATATTGTGAAAGTCAAAAATTAATTTCTTCACACTAAATCTTTCGCTCTACCTAGTATTGGTTTATATTTTGTTTTACCCTCTGATTTATAAGCGTGTAGAAAAGATGCACGTCTACCTTCGGGTATATAACTACAATGTATCCACCCACTATTTGGTTCGCCAGGAGTGTAATATTCTAATATCAATTGATCATAGTCTAGGTTATTCTTGATCCAGTCAGCCAATTCAGCGTTGTCGGTTCCCATCACTTCGAAATCCGCCGCCTCTGATTTTGCATGTTGGCTGTTCGCTGAACTTCCGATAGCCATACACAACTCTACGCTGCGGTAGCCGCTCGTCACTTTGACCCTGCCAAAATGATCACGCACTGGTTGCAATATATTTTCACACAATGCTTTTAGTTTTTCTATTTGATCTGCATTAGGATTGTTATCAATACCCTTCCTAATAGCAGTGTCTGATTTAATTAACTCTTGAAGAGTGAAGTTCCGTGAAAGGTTCATCAAATTAGTTTGCTAATGGATTAGAAGATTTAACTTTTATTTCTTCTATTTGTACCTTTAGTAGTTCTATTTCTTTTTCGTTGACCAAAGTTTTTGTGTGTGAGTGCTCAACCGGGTGATCATGGTCTTGTAGTTTGTGTGAGTGTGAAGTGTCTGCGTTTTCTAGTTTCTCAACTTTTTCTTCTAACACAGCGATAGATGTTTCAATACCCGTTGTATCTACAGCTGTCCATTCTTGTGATTCTAATGCATCTATTTTAGTTACAATCTCACCATACTTTACAAAGCCACCACCTATTGCTGCGATAACTCCTAGTAATGCTGCGACTCCTGCTAGTTGTCCTTTAATCTTATCCATTTTTTAATACCTCTAATTCAATCAAAAGCTTTTGTTTTCTAGAATTTATTTCTTCTAGTTTACGCGCTTGAATTTCTATCTTATCATTTTGAGTATAGGTTGCAAGACTCTTGTCAGCATAAATAAGTCTAGTATCTATCATGTTTAATTGATCTAAGTATATGTCTTTTGGTTTGTAAAACTGTGTGTTTGAGTATGCGTTTAATGATGCCTGATCACTTGCCATTATCTCTAATTTAATAATATTTTTTATTTGTAAATTTTTTGAAATACTTTTAATATCCTTGTCGACTTTTGCCATTACCTTTTCAACATTTATAAGCTTTGACTGTGACTTAACATTTGTTGTTTTTGTTTTCGACTGTACCTTTTCTTGTTTGGCAACTTTCTTTGTCTGAACAGAAGACTTCTTAGCAGTCTTACTATCGGGTTTCTCTTCTTTAACTTTTTCTTTTTTTTCTTCATTTGTAGCTTTTACCATCTTAGTAGGCTTTTCTTCAACAGTTTCTTCCTCTTCAATTACCTCTTCTTTGGCGATCTTTGTAGGTTTTTCTTCAGGCATCTCTTCCTCTTGAAATGTTTCATTCATCATAGGCGGACTCTCTTCTATTATCTCTTCTTCTTCAAATGCCTCTTCTTGAAATGTTTCAGTCATCATAGGTGGTTGTTCCTCCATCATCTCTTCTTCTTGAAATGTTTCGGTCATCATAGGTGGTTTTTCTTTAATCATTTCTTCAGATGGCATAGGTAAAAACGATGCAACAATTTCATTAGACTCTTCATACATCTCTTCCATCATCTCTTCCATCATCTGTTCATCAGCCATTAAAATTATAGGGCCATCTGACATCTCCATGCCTTCAGGTTCCATCATAAACTCCGGGCCCATATCCATAAAAAATTCTTCTACATACTCGTTTACAAACTCAAATGTTTCCATCTCCATCGGCATGTTCATTTCAAACTGTGGTGGCTCTTCGTAAAAAGAAAATGTCTCTTCTTCAAAAAAGAATTCTTGCACATCGTCAAATACTTGTTCATCTAAATCACCCAAGTTATCTTGAACTTGATCTAATGAATCTGATGCATCTTGATTTAAGACAGTATCATCGTAAGTCATTGTAAGTTTAGCACCCAATAAGTTTGGTCCGCCCCTTTGCGCTGTGCCTGTATTGTTATCTGTACCTGTCCAAGACCAATCAGCTTTGTTTGATCCATGATTATTATAAATTACTTGATCATTGTATTGTCCACAGCCTGCGGTTTGTCCACCTGATGAACTAGATGGATAGCCATTACAGTTTCCCTGAAACCCTGCTGTATTGTTTCTTGTTTGTGTAGTTGTAGATAAAACATTACCAGTTGAATCTTTTAATTTTATAACAACAGTATGGGAATCTGTTGCTCCACTTTTACCTTCACAATTACCTGCTTGGTTATCACAGTTTGCAACATCAATATAACTATTAAGAGTTACACCATTGTCTAACATCTCTTGAGTAATATTATTATTTGTTAATGCAATGTCATCAACAGAGAGAGTGGCTGTGCCCGTTACTTCAAAGTCACCACCAACACTATACTTATACCCACAATTAGCTTGTGATGCAGGACATGTTACATCAAATCCATTTACTGTAGAACCAGTAGATACAGTTCCAGATCCACCAGGATTTATTTGATCCGTGGAACTAGATCCCCAGTCTACACCATCGTTTGCGTTTGGAAGTAAGTTACCTGTTGTAATTACATCAGCTCTTGCAACTGAGTACAAAAGCAAAAGAAATATAATAAAAAGTCCTATTAGCCATTTCATTTTAATATAAGTTTTTTAATTGATAAAGATCCATCAATATTTGTTTCTAACTCTGCCATAGATTTTATACATTGGTATTTTATATTACCACCAACTTTTAAACCACGTTTAGCAACGCGGGCCCCTGCTAAACATTCAGACATTGAAGTTTGAATACGAGCTTCCTTAATCTCTCCTCCTATTATCATAAGTAAAGCTACCACCATTTCTGTCATTGGTGACTTCCGTTTGCTCTAACTTTATCTTTTAATGCTTCTACATCAGATAATAGTTTTTCTAATTGTTTTTGAGTAAATTCTATGTTGACTTTGTTTGTCATATTCTGCTCTTGATTTTTTTGTAATTTTTCTACGTCAGAAAAAAGTGCTTCTAAGAGCATGTATTGCTCCTGATCCGTGGGCAGTTGTTCACTTTTCTTGAGAAGATCAGCTTGAAATAATTCTCTTGACGTTTCTAACGAGGTAAGTCTAGCTGTAATCTCTGTGTATGCGAACACGCCAGCCACAACGCCCGCGATTATCATGAGCATGTTTTTGACGGGCATACTTACAGAAGTATTCTCGCTTATTTTCATCTAGGCCCTTGCCAGTCCTCTGGTTTTATATAATTGTCTTCTTTATATTTTGCTGCTGCTTCTTGTTCTGCTTTTAATTTAGCTTCTTCTTCATCAATCTTTTGTCTATTATCCATACGTTTTACATATGTTTTATAGTCTGGTCTTTCATGATCATACTTAGACCATAAAGCCTCTGCTTCTTTACCTATTTTACCATCTATTGGACATGGTGTGCCTGCTTGTATCATAGATTCAAATACTCTTTCATCCTGACATAATATAGCAACTGCAGCTACTTTCATACCAAAATCGTTAAGTATTCTTGCTAGTTTTAATCTTTCACAATTTTTGTCTATCGTGTGTTTACCACCACTTAAACCCACACCAAACGTCTGTACACCTGCTGATACTCCAACAGCACAAACGTCTTGCGTCATAGAGTTGTAGGATGGTGCTGAAGCTGATGGTGGTGCAGACTTAATATTAGAGTTTGTTGTACTGTTTGTTGTGCTATTAGAACTAGACCCAGATTGGTATGTTGTTGTAGCAGTTGATGTATAACCACCCTCAATAGCTGTGTTAGATCCTGAAGTATTTGTTTGTGTTGAACCTGGATAAGCTGGTCCCACCCATGCTATCAAACACAATAAAATAATTAGTATGCCTGTAAAATAATAATTCATCTTACTAGTCTCCATTATTTAACCTCGTTCTCATACTCGTCCGCATGTAAGTCATTATCCTCACCACAATGGCAAGGATGATGACATTTACTACAAAGTTTTTTTCCCATTAACCTAAGTAAAGTATTATTATTGATGCAACTACTATGCATCTGTAAACTAATAAAGTTTTTTGCTCAGGCATTGTTATTTTTTTCCAAATATTATCAATCATTTTTCTTCTCCTCTATCTCATAAAAGAAATTATCAGTATCTTCTGTTTTCCATTTACCAGAGTCTTCTACATTCCACTCTGATGTTTGAACTTTCCAATCAGGAATATTATCTTTCACTGTGAAAGAAGGTAAGTCCCAGATCAGTCTGTTGTTTGGTTGTGCTGCATAGTTGCCATCATTTAAAGCAAGTATGTGAGCGCACTTATGTTCGTGCGGTATCTCCGAATGTTCGGTGTCTAATATATTACTCTCTGGATGTGCAAAGTCAACGGTAAATAAATATTTTCCGTGATGCCATTTTTTATCTTTACCTATGTATTTACCAGATGTTCCTTGAATTATATCCCAAGAACAAACAGCAGGATAATAACTAAAACAATTCCACAACTGAAGTTCATCAAGTCTTCGTGTGGGTACATCTTCCGGTTTAAATCCTCTTTGAATAAAAGCTGTAATAGGTAGTCTATAAAAGATTGCGCCATTCTCCATAATTGCATGAAATAAAAGTGCGCTACCTGCAATAGAGCTAATACCAAAGATAATACAGTCTTCAACTTCTCCATGATGTTTTTTACAATCGTATAAATATTCTCTTCTTATTTGCGCATAAGTCGCTGGTATGTTTGAGTTTAAGTAAGCCATTATAATTATCCATTTATTTGCCCCCAGTTATCTCCTGACTCATAGTCAACTTTATTGGGGATCTTTAATGTAACAGCTTCTTCCATAATCTCAATAATTTTTTTAGCTTGCTTGTCTGACTCTACAGAAATATCCAATTCATCGTGTATTTGTATGTGCGGTACAATACCCTCTCTATATAAATTTAACATAGCTTGTTTAGTCATGTCTGCTGCAGAACCTTGAATTAATTTATTTAAAGCTTTGTAAGTAAAAGCTCTTTTTATATTTGGCTTTATACTTTTTAAAATTTCGCTTTCTGTGATTTCTCCTAGATCTAATTTATATTTTTGTTTCTCTATTTCTTTTGTTTTTTGTTTAACTATTGAAGCTTCTCTAGCTTCTGCTTCAGTCATTGGAGGACTAAAGACTCCAGGGTTATATTCATTTAGTTCCCATTTATCAAACCTACATTTTCTTCCAAGTAAAGTTCTAATATATCCTAAAGCTGCTCCGTCTTTTGATGTGTTGTTCATTAGATCTTTAACAAATGGAACACGGTCATGATATTTATTAAATAATTTCTCTGCTTCATCTTTTGTCGATAAACCTAATTCTGCTTGTAGCTTTGCTTTACCCATACCATAAAACAAACCTAAATTAATTGTCTTAGCCTGTGTCCTAGATATGTCTGCCATGTCTGCTACAGTCTGATGAAAGTCTACTTCGTTATTATTAAACTCATTCACAATCTTTTTTACTTCTTCTTCATTACGAAGTTTCTGACTTGAAGCTGCATAGTGCACAACTAATCTTGGTTCTTGTTGACTGTAATCAAAACATCCCCATTTGTGACCACTCTCTGGTATAAATAGAGATCTAATCATAGGCCCTAGCTGCTTGTTCCTCGCTGGGATTTGTTGGAGGTTTGGATTTGAATATGAAAATCTACCTGTCACGGTCCCGCCACCCTCACCTCTAATAGGGTTGATGTCTGCGTGTATTCTACCTTTATATTGATACTTGATAATCGTATCTATAAATGTAGTATGTGCTTTGTTTATCTCTCTTGCTTTTGAGATTTTATTAACAATAGGATTTTTATGTTCTTGAAGAAAGTTTTTAGTAAATGAAGGTGCCTTCGATGCTGCAGTTCTTGCGTAAGGTAAACCTAATTTATCAAAAACTTTGGCAATACTTCTTGCAGCCCATATTTGAGGTTCTAGGTTGGTTTCTTTTTTTATCTCTAGGAGCAATTTTTCTTCTTGTGATGCTAATTGTTGCTTCAATTTATGAGCTTTTTCAACGTCCACTCGAACGCCCTTAATTTTCATATCAATTAACGCAGGAAACAATTGAGTTTCTAAATTAAATATATTTGTAAGATTTTGTTTTTTAATTTCTACAGATAATTTTTTAAAAAGTTTTAAAGTTAATTCAGCATCTTTCTCTGCATAGGCACCAACAAACATATCAGGTAACTTCCACATCTCTGCTTTTGGGTCAACACCAGCTTTAGCTGCGGCTTCTTTCAATGCTGTCTCGTCTTTAACTTCACCCAACCATTCATATGATACGCTGTTTAGTGAGTATGAGAATTTGTTTTCATCAACCAATGCTGCCATTACCATTGTGTCTACAATGTGTCCATTAATATTAACTCCGTATGCTTTTAACCAACAAACATCATACATCGCATTGTGAAATAATTTTGTAGCAGGTAAAGCACATACATCTTTAATCCAACTCATAACACTGACTTCATCAAAATGATTCTGTTCTAAATGTCCAAAAGAATAATAACCCGACCATCCCTCTACAGCTACCGCAATACCAACAATCTCACCTTCTCCAATCAACGCACCAGAACCACGTGATTTTAAACTAGGGTCTTTTGTTTCTAAATCGATTGCAATATACTTGTGATCTTTTAAGTCTGGAAAAGAAGTGGGGCTATTCCATTCTGTTTGTGCAGTGTACATTAACTATAATCTCTTTCTAAAATCATTTCTAAATAATGCATTGCTTTCTTAATATCTTCTTCTTTTCCCTTGGAGGAGTGTCTGCATATGTATTTTATAGCCGAGCCTTCTGCAAATTTCAACCCATTTTCATTTATAAACTGTGCTGGCTGAATTTTAAAAGATCGATAGTGTTTTCCACCCACCTGTTTTTCTAACGAATCATAAGCTATCTCTTTAAAGTCATCTTTGTGTGTCATATTATTTGTCCTCCTATTGTGTAGTAGTGCGCTGTTAAAGGTGATAAAATATACAACCTTTTCATCGCCCGTGTTGTTCCAACAAAAAACAATCTGTGTGTTGAGTCTGGATCTTCAGCTGCTTTTTGTGCTAACATTGTTGATTGTGTTTCTGTTCCGTAGTCTATACACAAAACAATATTTTCTCTTTCTCTACCTTTGGCTCCGTGTATGGTAGATAATTCTATTCTTGGATCTGTTGATAAATCATCACCGCTTTTTAAAATACTTTTTATATATTTTTTTACATCTTCATCAAAGCTTAACTGTTGCCAATCACCTTCAATTAACAAACCATGTTTCTTTTTTAAAATATCTAAAGATATTATTTCCTCACTGCTTAATGTTTTGCCGCTAGAATAACCATACTTAATATGATTCTTATTGTAGTTTAAATAAGTCCACATATTTTTTGTTTCTTCAACTGTTGCTAGTTCTCCGTTATTTAATTTGTTCCAAGTTCTATAAGCTTCTAAAGTTTTTTGTGGTAGGATAGTGTTTCCTTTACCAAAAATTCTTAAACCTTTTCTATAAAAATGCTCTGAAAAATCTTTTAGTAATTTATTAGTTGTTGCTAGAATCATCCATTCTCCTTCATTAAAATCTAGCTCTTCTAAGTAACAGTTTTCAATAAGTTCTCCCTCTTCATCTTTAGGGTACCATTTCTTATCTACTCGTTTACTTATGTAAGGTAGTATCTCTAAGGCTTTTCTATGCACTGCTTTTGGAACTCTGTAAGACTTTTCTTGGTCGTCTCTTTCTCCATCTAAGTCTATAAAAATATTAGAGTCTGCACCTTGAAAATTATATATTGTTTGGTCGTCGTCCCCTGCAATGTAAGATCGTTTACATCTTGACTCAATGTAAAAAAACATATTCCATTGCAGAGGATTCAGATCCTGGGCTTCATCAAGAAAAATTGCATCGAGAGCAAGATGTTTCTTTTCCTCAACAAATAGTTTAATCATGTCAGAGAACTCATACATAACATTTGATTTCTTATAATATTCAATATCTCTTTCTAATTGTTCTACAAAAAATATATCTACAGAGCCTTGATGATAATTTAATTGTATAGAAGCTTCTTGTAGACTAATCAATTTTGCTCTAGCATAATTTATAACCTGTAAATTCTTATCTTGATGTATGGTGGCTCCGCTTTCGTTAATAAAAGTATCAAAGTTTACGGCAGAATAAATTGGAAATACATTTTTAAACTGTTTCCATTTCTTACCGTTTAACAATTTTTCTTTAGTATTAATTGCTAGTTCTTTGGTTCCTATGCCGTGAAGCGTTGATACATATAAAAGTTCAACTTCGGGAAAAACTTTTTGAATTTTTTCTGCACCATCTAAAGCTGCAGCTCTACTAAAAGTAACATAAGCTATCTTCTGTGGATCTGTATGTAGGTCATTAATCTCTTTGTTTAAATAATGATTGACAAGCCTGTAAGTTTTACCTGTGCCTGGTGGACCCATTATTTTTTTTCTGATTACTGCCATGGTTCTTTCTCCATTTCATATTTTTTTGTAGATGGTTTATCTAAATTAACGTGGTTCATTTCTAGAACTCTATGTGTCTTACCATCTATTTTTGGACTAGTTTCTGTTGCTTTAAATAACTGTTGCAACATCCTTAATGTTTTTTGTTTTGGATACGTCTTGTCTGCCCAAGTTTTTGTTCTTAGTAAGTATTTCCAAAAATTAGAGAACTTAAACATGGTTATGCCGTTTTTATCAGTAAAGGCAACACCTCTTAAAATGTCTTCTTTATCTCGACCTGGTGTTTTATTAATATATTCTGACAAAATCTCAGTCAATTGCACACTTATTTTAGAGGACTCTGGAGCAGTTATTGGTTTAGCATTTACCATTAATTTTATTAATGCTTTTCGCCACGCATGTTTAGGTACGGGCATTAAAGGTTTTCCAATCTGTTCCATACATGCCACAGAAAATTTCTCTGCATCATGAAGTGTGGCTCCATCTACTTCTACTGTGGGACCATCTAATGAAACAAACCAGATTGGTGGTTCAGATTCATACTTTCTAATTTCTGTAATTTCTAAAGTAGGCCCATCTTCTCCTATACCAAATTCTTTTGTTGCACATTTTTTTGCATTACAAAAACTAGATATTGGTTCATCTTTACATTTGTATCTATACTCTTTACTATCGAGAGATTTTTTTAATACATCAATTTCATTTGCACCCAGCGGTGGCTTCATAAATTTTTCATCGTATATATGCATACGACCTTTCCATTCATTGTTTTGTGTGTATCTTTTTTTAAGGTATACACCAACATTATACATACAATTATTTCTCTGTCCGTTTGGAACTCCATCGCTTAATAAAGTAACTAAGCATGGAGGCATACCTTTAAAATAATCTAAATTTTCTTTCTCATTTACAATGGCAAAATTAGTTAGCTCTTCTTCTGTCATAGCCATTTCGTTGTGGTAATCAAAAAATTCTTCTAGAGACATTTTCATCCCCTTAGAATTAAATGCGTATCTTACTGAGTCTTTGCAATTATGATAAGGTAGATTTAAAAAACTTCCTGTGTCTCCTCTAGCTACGTTGATAGTATCCTGCTTAGGATATATCTCTGCTCTTGCATAACCAATTTCTGATGCTATTATTTTTAACTTGGCTCTCATTACAATGGCTGGGACAAACGTTTTTGTAAAAACAAATATGTGGGCTCCACCTGATTTGGAACGAAATACTATTGCTTTAATATTTTTTTCTTGTAGTTTTTTAATAAAGTCTTGGTGATTTACAGGGTATACATCTACATCAATACAACCCCATTTTAATTTATTGTCTCTGTTAATAGGAATGATACCTAAGCCAGGATCCTTACCTTCTAAATGATCTTGCCATAATTTTTCAATAGGTGGTTTATGCACGGTAAAAGATCTTGTTTCATTTTTACCCTTCTCATTTACTTGACTACTTTTTTTGGTAATGCCGTGGGCAATATCTAAACCTTCAAAAATATATATAAATTTATTTAACTCTTTCATATTGCTCTCTGATTAAACATGGGCGGCCTACGTCTCCATTGGCCGCCCACTATTCACACTATTTGCTAGCTAAACTAGTGTAAAATTTTTTAGCACGTTCATATAAACTACTATCTTTAACTGGTCCGATCTTAGTAACATTGTAACCATACCATTGATTACCTTTACCAGAATTTAAAACCGAAGTTAATTTATAACTGTGACTAAAAGATGATGGATTGTATGGTCCGTTTTTACCATTGAAGGTAATTGACAACATCATAGAGTTCCATCCTCTGCTTATTTTACCCTGAGACGAACTCATAGATACTAAAGCTTGTTCAATAGAATCTCCATCAACGATCAATACATAGTGCTGACCAACAGTTAAGATATAATTACCATTATCTAATCGGTCTTTACCAGATCCATCTTTAGTGGTTTTTGATAGAATCTCAGAGTTATCGGCGTATATGTTCTCTGGTCTATTAGAACCAGTTCCAAAATCAGCCCACTCTTGGTACTCTAACTTATAATGGCAGGGAATAACTTCTATTCCTTTTGCTCCATCATATAGTTTTTTTGTAACTATATTTAAAAACATGCCTGGTTCCGCACCTTCAACATAACTTTGATTACGCTTCTGTGCTTCTCCTGAGCCGTTCTGTAAAAGTTTCAAGATAGGTAAAGCCAAACTTTGTGTCTTTACATTCTCAAAACCTGATGCAGCATCATCTTCAAACAATATTGTTGAAGGTAGCTCTGCCTCTTTTTTTATTGCTACTTGTTTCTCGTCACTCATTTCTATCTCCTTGTGATTTTTGTACTGTTACCCGCGTAAGTTTTAAATAGATCAGAGGGCATCTCACGTCCAGATTCGAGACGCTCCCTGACTACTGCTTTAAGTGTCATGGCATGAACCCCTATCTTCTGGACTGGTTCATATCCTTGACCTTTTGCAAGGTCCGCGTATTTGCTCGCCTTGTTGTCTTCGCCTTGACCAAAGGTAACGGTAACATCGTTTTTAATGATGTCACCTAGGCCATTGTTTCGAAGCCATTGAAAAGCTTTTTCCTGATTCTCAGGTAAGATAGAGGCACTATAGAATTTTTTTATTTCTATAACTTCTTCATCCTTAAGCTTTAATTTTGTAATATGCATTTTCTCCATCATCTCAGGTATTTCAAATTGAGATAATTGTTTTGCTTGTTCTTTTAATTTAGAAACACTTTTCTCTGCGTTTGCAATCTCGTCTTCTAAATTTTTTAATTCTATAACTTTACTAGACAAACTTTCAGCTGTGTCTGCTTGAGTTACAGATTGTACTCTGTCTTGTTCATAGTCTATTTGACTCATCGATTTCACCTCTTTCATGTATGTTAAACTCAGTTGGATAGTACATCTTTTCCTGCCTGTCCCAAGTTAACGTTTTATACTTTCCGTTGTTAATATCACACGCAACAGCAATTGCCAAACCAATAACCTTTGGATCTCCAGATAAAAGTAAATAATCTTTATCAGAAAAATCTTTTAGCAATCTTCTAAGCTGATAAGTTATCGGACCAGGACTTCTAACTATTTGTGTGTCCTCTCTAAGAAGAACTTTTATTTGGCCATACTTTTGTGCGCCAACAATATTATATTTTGGACGACCAATTTTTGTACCAGGAACTTCTTGTAGCAGATAAACTATCGGCTCATTGTTTAGTGTCTTTTCTTTCATGCTTGACAATATAATCTTTTCATTTATATTGTCAACTAGAAAGAAGAAATAAAAATGATTAATTATAAGTTTAAGACAAAGCCATACGCGCATCAATTAACTGCGTTAGAAAAGTCTTGGGAGAAACAAGTTTACGCCTATTTTATGGAAATGGGTACAGGTAAGTCAAAGGTATTAATAGACAATATATCAATGCTTTACGACAAAGGTAAAATAAATGCTGCCTTAATTATAGCACCAAAAGGTGTTTATCAAAACTGGCACGACTCTGAGATACCTACACACCTAGTGGATCATATAGATAAAAAAATGGTGTTGTGGCAAGCCATGATTACTAAAAGTCAAGAAAAAAAATTAGATACTTTATTTGAAGCAGGAGAAGAGTTACATATTTTAATAATGAATGTAGAAGCATTCTCTACTAAAAAAGGTGTGGCCTTTGCTAGTAAATTTTTAAACTGCCATAATACTTTAATTGCAATAGATGAATCTACTACAATCAAAAACCCTAGTGCTAAACGCACAAAAAATATTTTAGATCTTGCTAAAAATTCTAAGTATAGAAGAATACTTACAGGTTCTCCTGTAACAAAGTCACCATTAGATTTATATACACAGTGCCAGTTTCTCGATTCTTGGCTCTTAGGACACGCTTCTTATTATGGATTTAGAACACGATATGCTGTGATGCGTAATGCAAACTTTAATGGCAGGACGGTACAGATTGTTGTTGGTTATAGAAACTTAGGTGAATTATCTGCAAAGCTAGAACCTTTTTCTTATCGTGTATTAAAAGATGATTGTTTAGATCTACCAGAGAAAACATTTATTAAACGTATAGTGCAGTTAAGCCCAGATCAATCTAAGCTATATTTACAAATGAAAGAAAAAGCTTTAGCAGTATTGAATGGTAAGATGGTTAGCACCACAACTGTAATGACTCAACTCATGAGATTACAACAAATAACTTGTGGACATTTTACAGCTGACGATGGTTCTACTCAAGAGATACCTAATAATCGTATTGACGAATTAGTGGATGTGTTAAGTGAGATAGAAGGTAAAGTTGTTATATGGGGCCACTGGCAAAAAGACATGACCCAAATAATAAAAGCAATAGTAAAAGAGTATGGAGAAAAATCTGTTGTAGATTATTATGGATTAACACCTAAAGAAGAAAGACAAGGTAATATAAATAAATTTCAAACAGATCCTGAGTGTAGATTTTTTGTTGGAACACCTGCAACGGGTGGTTATGGTATTACACTAACTGCAGCTAGTAATATGATTTATTACTCTAATGGTTATGATCTTGAAAAAAGAACACAGTCTCAAGCCAGAATAGATCGTATAGGTCAGAAATATCCTATGACCTATATAGATATAATATGCAAAGATACTGTTGATGAAAGAATAGTAAAAGCTTTACGTGAAAAAATAAATATAGCTAGTCAAGTTATGGGTGAAGAATTAAAAGAGTGGATATAAGATATTGTAGGACTTACGTATAGGCGCTATAATTTTTGTAATAGAACTACGATCACACCACCCATGCCAGTCATTACAGCCCCCATGGATACAAGTAGTATTCTTTCTATTCTAGTTATTTGACTTTGTAGTTCATGCATACGATCGTAAGTTTGCTTTTGCATGATACGGCATAACTTTTCATGTGAATCTATTCTTTGCAGTGCGTCTTGTTTAGCTGGCATATTTTTTAAACTCCACATCTACCTTATCGTAGTCAACCATCATATAACCATTAGCATGTTTAACACTTGCCCAAGGAACCTCATGAGCCATAGTGCCTTGATAAACAGTTGAATTATTTCTATAATTAAACTTATAGATATTTATGTTAGATGGGGATTTGCCAATTAACTCTATATTTTCTTTTAATCTAATATCACTAAAGCCAAGGTTTCCTAGACCAGAACTTGTTGCGCTTGTTCCCCCTCGACTGCTTCCTCCGCTTCTAGCACCACCGCCTCCGCCTCCGCCGCCACGATTATCATCTTGTCTTCTCGCTGCTGCCTCTGCTTCTGCTTTTGCTATAGCTGCTTTTGCTGCTCGCTCCGCTGCTGCTTTTTGCGCGGCTCTTGCACTAGCTTCTGCTCTTTCTTTAGCTGCTTGTTCTGCAAACGCTTGATCTGCTTCTCTTTGTTGAGCTATTCTAAAAGCTTCTCTAGCCTCTGCTTGTATTCGTTCTTGTTCTGCTGCTGCGGCCGCTGCTTCTTTAGCTTCTATTGCTTCTGCTGCGCTAGAAAATGCCTCTCCACTGTCTGTATTAACGTATATTTCACCACCAGGTGTGTCCACAATTTGTATATCTTCAAACAATTCTTCTGCTTTCTCTGCACGGCTTGGTTTTACTGGAGGCACTATTATATTTTCTGCAGTGGTGTCCATCTCTCCTAATTCTTCTGCTCCTAAATTAAATCTCTCAGCATCAGCAATTGTTTGTCTCATTTTTGCCTCCGCATCTCTTTGTGCATCTGCTTGTGTTATACCTAATGCATCTGCTTCTTTTGCTTTTGCTTCTTTTAATGCAGCAAGTCTTTCATCTAACTGAGTGCCGCTGTAGTCTCCATCGGGATATTTGTCTGCTAATGTTTTCTCTATTGTATCTATTCTTTCCTGGTAAGCATCTTGTAAACCATATTGTGTTGGCGTTCCAATTCTACCACCTGATATTGTATTTAAAAAACCACCTGATACAGGATTGTATCCTGCCATCAACTCGCCTTCTGAAATTCTACCTATATCGTCTCTATCATACAACTCGTCTATTATACCTACTCTTGGATCTTGTTCAGGTAAAAGTTCTTTAGCACCTCTTAAAAGTGCACCAGTGATAGATTTTTCTCCAAAAGGTAAAAAGTCTAGTATGTTAAAACCTTCTTCATCTACGGCCTCTCCTGTTCCACTTATTAATTCACCAGTCACAGCATCGTAAACATTGTCTCCTATTTGAATTGTTTGAACCATTGGTAGATCTGCTATGGGTGTAACACCCGGTATGGTCTCATCTAAAGCACCTTTACTAAGAACATTATATTGCATTCTAGCATCATTTATTTTATCGCTAGCAAGTTTTTGCAAATCTCTTATAGACATTGTGCCTAGTGAAGAATCTCCTGTGTTAACTAAGACATCTCCTTGTCCTCGATCAATAAGTTGTGTGGCATAGTTATAAAGATTTTGTGAATTTTGTAGACCTAACGTATCAAACGCAGGTCTTATTGTTATATCTCCTGTGTCCGCAGCAGGCACAGTTGCCATGTCAGCACCGCCCCCCATTGGAAAACTAAAAGGGACTTCAGGAATTTGAGGTAACATACCGGTTGGATCTATTGGTTGAGTAGTGGGGCTTACCACATTACCTTGACCTCCATCGACAGGTGTAAATGGTATAGTGTCTACTTGCCCCATATCTGCACCACCACCTACTGGCGTAATAGGAACGGGTGCTGTTGTTTCCGGAACAGATGCCTCTGCTGCAGGAGGTATGCCAAAGCTTGAGTAATATTGTGCAATACCTTGTCCTCTAGCCAGATCATCTATGTAATTTTGACCAAATAACTTTTGTCTAGTTAAATTTAATTCTGGATCTTGAGCTGCAGCTTTTGCAGCAGCTTCCGCTTCTAGCTGCGAGCCACTCTGTAATTTAATTCTGTTTATTCCCATTATATCTTTTACCTTATTTCTATGCTTTGTTAAACAATATTTGGTCCTTTTCTAAGCTAGATAATTGTCTAAAGTCTTTTGTTAAATTTTGATTTGTGCCAGAAGATCCTAGAACCGCAGGGTTAGCACTAGCTCCGCTAATAATGCTTTTTATTACAGAATTAGTGTTTGATTGTTGGTCAATTGTTTGAGGCTTAGATCTTTCAAACATTAAATCTGACATACTTAAATCACCATCTATTAAATCTATTCTTCTATTTTTATTAATAATACCGTTTAAGGATGGTAGTGCCTTAATATAGGGATTAGGTATAGACACACCTTCTTTTCTATTTAAATCTCTGTTTATTTCACCTGTTCGTGTAATAAAAAAGTCACTTGGTCTTTTAGGTGTGTATACACCCAACATTAAATCTGATATAATTTTTTTAGATAAACCTCTTCTTTTATCTAATTCTTTTCTAATTTTATAATCAGGCATTCCAAGTTTTCTCATAGCTTCAATATCTTTAG